TCCCCTTTTGAAACCAGTTCCCCCCGCGCGCGTGCGAGCGCCTCACGTTGCGAGGACGACCTGACACCCTGTCAGGTTTAGTTTCTACTATGATTATCATAGCTGACACAAATATTATACCCGTGTTTCAACTATTCTGAAACCAGTTCCGAGCGAGCGAGCGTGGCATCACCAAGAATTATCATACCTGACACCCTGTCAGGCTTTGTTCCAACGAGATTTACTTTGTTCCAACTTGATGACGTAGTCTGGAACAAGATTTTACTTTGTATATCAACGACTTAACTAGGTTTGTTCCAATGTTCCAACTATTTTTAACAGGATATGCTGGTTAGTAAAGTTTTAGGCATCGTTCGCCTTGTTTTTGCAGTGCAACCTAACTTTACATTCCCCCATCGTCCTACAAAACCACTGGAACATTGGAACAAAACACTATTTTAACTATAACTATATAGTATTATATATAATAAAAACAACAACTTAGCTCACTGCCTCTCCTCTTGTTCCGTTCCATTAGTAAAGTTACAGGGTCATATTTCGTGGAACATGAATAAAATCAAGCACTTACAGAGAAAACACCCCAAATTAGTAAAGTTATTTGGAACAAGATTTACACAAAGCTCACTTGTTCCATTAGTAAACTTAGCTTGGAACGGAACAAAAACCCAGTCCTATACATCGCTCATACATCACCAATACATCACCAATACAACACCCATCATCTAAGAAAACATTACATGAACAAAGTCTCAACGCTACGCATACTAGAAACACTATACCCCAATTTGTAAAAAACGATATATTTAGTACCCCACAAAATTTGAAAAGCCCTTGATTTATTAGTAAACTTGTGGTATAATATTATAATGAGAGAAGCGAATTACATCTTTCAATTTTTATTTTTTTTGTCCTGACAGGGTGTCAGGTTTGAGGAGTTAAACTTTGGATTTACACTATTTATTTAGTAGCGAATATGCAAATGCTAAGAAACTTGGCTTGGCATCACAGTTCATTACTTTGTATAAACATTTTAGAAGATGTGATACATCGTTGAGCCGTGATGACAGTATATTCTATGCGATAGTCAATGCGACTAAACATTTACAAGGCTCTTTAGTTAGAGTTTATGATAAATATTTAGGTGTAACAGGCGATGCAATGCGTATGCGTGGAAGTAGGCAATATACATTAGTTCGCTTTGCAAAGGGCAATAAAGATTATGTGTACGACAATGAGTTTAATGTTATTTAAACCTGACAGGGTGTCAGTTATTATTATATTAGGAGATAGTTATGAATAAGAAACTAAGTGAAGATTCAATACAAAGGTATTGGGAAGACAGTTTAAGGTATCACCGCATGTTACCTGAGTTCCATATCCAAGATCGTAAACAACGTAAGATTGATATGATCATGTCATGTGCTATGGCATATCTCATGGGCGTGTTGACTGTTCTAATTATATGGGCGATGTATCAAGTGAGGATTGGACTATGACTACCTGTAATCTATGTGGTAATGAATTCTCTATTGATAGAGCCAAGCTAGGTTTCAAGGTTTGTTTGGACTGTGGAGAAAGACAAGCCGAGAAAGTTAAGCATTGTGTAGCACCAATGCACAAGAGCAATTATATGTTATTCACAAACTACGATGACTTGAAAGGCATCAACAACAAAGGGGGATTAATTAAATGAGTATAACTAATTCAGAAGATATAAAAATTATATTAGCAAACAGACGTAAGATTAAGTCTGAGAAAGAATCATGGGCTAGGGATAGCTATGACAGGGGGTCTAACTTTGATAGAGAAGATAGACAGTTGATAAATGACATTGAGCAGATCGCTCAAAGAGAGGATTAATTATTAGAAAAATAAACAGGTATGGTAAATTAGAATCTCTATTGACATATTAGTAAAGAGGGAGTATAATAATAAGTAGAATGAAAATTTACCTTAGTTTTTATTTAAATTTATTTTACGAGCCTGACACGGTGTCAGGCTCTTTTTACATGGAGAGACATTATGTATAACTTTGAACAAGAAGTTAAGCTACAACAACCAAGTCATATCGTATCACTAGCAACATCGGCAGTGTTGGTATCAGTTGATGTGAATGTTTGGTCAGCAACAAAACAAGATCGAGTTATCTCAAGCGAGGTAACAACATCAAAGAAAGCAGATCCTAATGCAGGTCGGTTTGTTAAGAATCTATTATCTAACAACCCATACCACAAGGACTTAGTGAATTATAGACAGACTATTTATAATTGGCTTAAGCGTAGCACATACAGGTGGAACAACGCCCAGGACTTACTGCCAACCATCAGCTTAGAAACTTTTAAATCAGAGTATGACAAGCATGAGAGGGAGTTTAATAGATTACTAGATGTGTTCTGTGATAAATATGATTCTATTAAATCAAACATGGCTTTTAGTCAGGGGGATATGTATAACCGAGAGGACTATCCTGAAGTATCTGAAGTTCGTAGAAAGTTTGGGTGTAAATTGTACATATCAGAAGTTCCCGAACAGGACTTTAGGTGTCAGGTAGCGAGTGACTTAGCATCTGACTTGAAAATTACTTATGAAAGACAAGCAAGGGAGATAGTTAAAAATGTATTACATCAACAAACAGAAAGAATCATTGATGTCATGGAGAGTATCGCACATTGCTGTGGAACGCAAGAGATTACTACCAAAGACGGCGAGACTACAACAAAGAAACGAAAGATATATGATACAACCATCGAAAAAGCCAAAGACTTGTGTCGCACGATAGGGGCTTTTAGATATGTAGACAACGAACATAGTCAGAAACTTAGATCAGTAGCGAAACAATTAGATGATGCATTAGAGGGTGTGTCTACTGATATGTTACGAGATTCAGACTATACGAGAGATAGAGTGAAGAATGAGATTGACGACATTCTATCTAAATTTTCAATTTAAACCTGACATGGTGTCAGGTATGCAAACTAGGAGAGCAACATGCATACACAGAGAGTAACAATTAGAGAGTTAGTAACACTTATTTATACTATTGGTAAAGATCTTACACCCATTATTCAATCAGAGCCCGGGTGTGGCAAGACATCTTTACTTAAGATGTTAGAGGAAGAACATGGTGACAAATATGATTACATCTATGTTGATTGCCCCGTTAAGGACATGCAAGACATAGCGATGACTATTCCTAACCATGAAACACGAACACTTGAAACCTATGTTGGTTCATTGTTCAAACTAGATAGTGCAAAGCCTAAGATTATCTTACTTGATGAGTTTATGAAAGCACCAAAATTACTACAAGTTATTTTTACTAGGCTCATGCTAGAGAGATGCGTAGGTGATACAAAGTTACCTGAGGGTTCTATTGTGTTTGGCACATCGAACAATCAAAGCGATGGAGTAGGCGATACGATGATGGCTCATGCGGGTAACCGAGTTTGTATCTTGCAAATGGAAAAGCCACGAGTTGAAGATTGGTTAGCTTGGGCGGGTGATAACGGTATACACCCATTGATTAGAGCGTGGGTCCACATGTTCCCTAGATCATTGAATAGTTACTTAGATGAGGGACAAGATGACAACCCATACATATTCAACCCAAAGAAACCACAGTTGAGTTTTGTATCGCCACGATCTTTAGCTAAGTCATCGGTCATTGTCTCTAACCGAGACACACTAGGAGAGGTAGCCACAATGTGTGCATTATCAGGCACTATTGGGTTAAGTGCATCGGCAGATATGTCAGCATTTCTATCGCTAGAGAAACAATTACCTAAGTATGAGGACATCATCAATAATCCTGATACTACTAAAATACCAACAGAAATCTCAGCACAGTTGATGGTAATGTTCCAAGCGACAGACAAGATTAAGACACAAGACGAGTTATCTAAATTCATGAGATTCGTTAAGCGTATTAATTCGTCTGAGATACAAGCAATATTCTTTACAATGTGTGTGCGTAGTAAACAATGCCGAGCCATTGCTAGATCCAATGCGGACATAGCGAAATGGGCAACCGATAACTACGACTTATTTTAACACCTGACACGGTGTCAGAAAGGATTATGAGATATGAGTATCACACAAGAAACAAGACTTAAGAAAGCACACATCACTTTGATGAGACACCCTGAGACTGCACTTTACTCAGGCATCATGATGATGGGTAAGAATGAAGTTGTAGATAATATTCCAACGGCATGCACAGATGGGTTCAATAAAAAGTATGGTAGGAAGTTTATGGAATCTTTATCTGATGAGGAACTACGAGGTCTGATTCTACACGAGAACTTACACATAGCATTGAAACATATTCAACGCTTTAAGAAAGAGTTTAACGATGATCCACAATTTGTGAATGCATCAGCAGATTATGTTGTAAATGACATCATCATGAGTCTGGAAGATAAATCTGTATGTCACTTACCACAAGGTGGGTTATACAATGCAAAGTATCATAATTGGTCTGTCAGAGAAGTTATGAATGACTTGAAACAAGAACAAGAGAAAGGTAACCAACCTAACTTAGGTTCATTAGATGAGCATGACTTTGATGGTGATGAGGGAGAAGGTCTATCACCGCAAGAACAGAAAGCACTAAGTGATAAGATTGATCGAGCATTACGAGAGGGTTCTATACTAGCGGGTAGACTGAAAGGTAAAGTGCCAAGAGGTATTACACAAATGCTAGAGCCCAAGCTAAGTTGGAAAGATATCTTGAGAGATTTTATTACGTCACAAATGCGTGGCACTGATGAGTATACATGGCGAAAGTATAACAAACGACTTGTCGCTAATGATATTTATATGCCAAGCATGGAAGATGAGCGTGTAGGTGAGTTGGTAGTAGGTATAGATACATCAGGTTCTATCAGTGATACATACTTGTCAGCATTTTTGACAGAACTGGTTTCAATCTGCGACATTGCCAACCCTGAAAAAATTAGACTTTTGTGGTGGGATACTGAGGTTCATGGTGAACAAGTATTTGAGAATGATTACAATGGACTATTTAGTAAAGCAAAGCCACAAGGGGGTGGAGGGACTGATCCAACCTGTATACCGAAATACATCGCTAAGAATAATATTAACGCACAGGCAGTTATTGTATTCACTGACGGTTATTTCTTTGAAATACCTACATGGGACTTGTCAACACCAACGTTGTTTGTAACAACAGAAAATGAAAATTATATCCCGACAGGGTGTCAGGTTATTAAACAAAACTTAGAGGAGTATGCATGATGGCTAAATTTTGGGTTAAAGCAAGTGAGGTCGTTGTCTATGAGATTGAGATAGAGGGCGATTCTTGGGACGAGGTTCATGACGAAGTTATAGAACTGATTGGGCAAGAGCCTGATAAGTATACAAAAGATTGTCATGGTTTTCAAATAGATGATTGGCAAGAAATAGAGGAGAACAAAAATGAGTAAAGTATTTAGAGTAAACATAACGCAGTATTGCAAACCTATCACGGTGTTTGCACAAACAGAAGAACAGGCAATATTAAAAGCACAAGAACAATCAACATGGGAAGTGCATGATGCTGAGTTTCAAGCAGAGGAGATTACATCATGAGTAAAGAGATTATGTACCGATTCACTGTCGGGTGTTGGTTTGTATTGGGTTTTACAATGGGGGCATTATCAATGCGAGTGTATGATATGTTTGATTATTTAGACAGACAAAAAGATACAGTATATATCTGTCGTAAAAACATAGCATATCAAGCAATGGGCGAAAATGATGGTGTTGTGTATGTAAAAACAAACTTACAATGTTTAGGAGAGTAGCATGTTTGAGAAAGTATATTTTGATATATTAGCTGATATAGTAAAAAACGATAAACCATACAGAAATAGGCATAATGAATATCCTGTATTAAATAGACGGCATGGATATAAATACTTTAAACCTATTTATGAAACGGGTAAAAAGTTTAGTCAAGAAACCTTGTTGGGGTTTGATATATATTATTACAACACTAGACTAATTAGTGTTTATAAAGATGATGTTGTTGAGATACAAGAGCAAGATCTTTATCAAGGCGAAAGACATTTTCTTAATTTATTAAATGCTGATTCTTTTGGTTCATGCACACAAGGATATTGGAACGAGGGTCAAATTATCTTTCATGATGTTCGAAGAGGTGGATCTGTATATGCAAAAGTATTAGATGCAGAAGGTAAATATGCAGTTACATTACCATTGCATCGTGGAATGAAATATTACATGAGATCTGATGAGCCTGTGACTAAATATGATATTGTCAGAATGATAGTTGATAGAAAAAAGTCTCATGACATACTGTCAGGTCACAAAGATGGACTTAAGTATATAAAAACTTATTGGAAATCAATTCTATCACAGATAAATAATTCAAGTTTTGATGAATTAGAAAAAGAAATTGATGAAAGGCTAAAGAGTAAATACTCTAATACATTCTTTAATGATAGTGAGATAGGTTACATACTTAAAGATTTAATTGAACAAAAAGATTATGCAACACTAGGAGATTTATTATTTCATAGAGGAAAAAGTAACAGTAACGTATTTCATTACATGAAACATTACATGAGATCTTCTGTGCCTGAAAAAGAAGTAGAGCATGCTGTTAATTATATGTTAGATTCATTTAAACATTTAGTGTGGGATGCTTTTGAAGTGTATAAAGAGATATCTACACCATGTGAATTACGATACATACCAAGCAATCCAATGCAAAAAGTTGTTTTAAGAAAGGAAACTGTATGAGTAACCGAGAATACAAAATATCAGAAATAAAAGCTAGATATAGTCGAGACGAGATATTACATATGTTATTAGACTATAAAGCAAAGTCATGGGAAAACTCTACCTATGAAGACTTGATAGAAGAAATAGTTAGACTACACGAAGATGGGTGTGAATCATATAATGAACTATCTGATGATGATTTAGCAGTATGTTTGATAGATCAACGTGAATGGTGGGGAGAAATGGAATGAGTATGCCGAGTATAGAAGATGAAGTATGGACGTATTGGACAAACGAGGTGGAAGCTAACTGTCCGCTACCAACGGACAAGTATCGCATGGCTTACAAGGTTTTAGAGAATAGGTGTGTGCCTAGTGATCAGTATGAAAATACAGAACAAAAGTATTGCATACAGGAACTAATTGAACACTATATCGAGACTAAAGATATATCCGATTTGGTTCACTTGATAGCCGATGCATTACGAAATAAGGAGATAGACTATGACTGAGTTTGATTATGATATTAATATTAAAATCCCTGTTGAGTTGAGGTTATGGGATAAAGATGGTAAAGAAGTTACTCAAACGATGGACTTGGTGTTAGGTAGTGAAGTAATAGAAGATGATACTTTGCAAATGATATTCAGGGACATTGATAATTATATTAACACTAACATTATGAGAAATAGATAGGAGAGAGAAATGCAAATTAAAAAGGAATTTAAATACTACGAAAATTATGACATTGAAGTTATGGATACTGAGTTTTTAGAATACATCTATGAAGTTTGTCATACTTATGGTTTGAAAGTATTAGATAAGATATTCTTAGTTGAAAGTTATACTGACTATTTAGATTTTAAACCTTACGATAGACGAGCAGAAGACATATATAAGGGAGAAGCTAATGCAGTTGCCTTGACTGAAAACGGAATTATTAATGCGGTCATATCTTATAGAAAGGGTAACTATTATTATTCAACAGATAAAAGATTAAAAGAAAAAGGCGATCATAAGTTTGTTAGATCAAGTAGTTTAAAAGATATACTTAGAAAAATTAAATTACATACTACTAGATTACCTAGTGGTAATAAGCCAATTACAACGGCAGAAATATTAGGATTAGACATTCATAATAGACAGAACCCAATAGGTGCAAAAATACAAGCAGACTATGTAGACACGGCATCTATTAAACGAGATTATAATTCTATGAGTATGAATGGTGCTGAACTACATCAGCTATTAGTACATTCATTGAAAGATAAAACAATAGAACTTAGTGATTCATACAAACAAAAACTTGACAAGTTTGATAAATTGTTCGATGATATTAACTTAGGTTTAACGAATATACAAAATGATCTTGCAAAGACTTTTTATGTATTTATTAAACAACCAATGATATATGGTAATGCTTGTGTAATATTTAAAGCTAAGTTAGATGAGCAATATAAAAGTTTACAAGTAGTTGGAGAAGTCAAGGGGTATGAAAATATAGAAGACTTCGAAGACTTTGATAAAGTTAAAAGTAAATTATTAATGTGGTCATTAGAAATAGAAAATAAACATTCAAATAAATCAGGCTTTTCTTGGTTAATTGATAAAGTTATTCCTAAAATTGATGACTACTTTAATTCTGATAAAGATAAAATAGATGCCGTAGAGTTTGGAGTTGGCACACTTAAAATTCAACACAATACTTGGCAAATGTATGCGACTTATGTAATAGATGATAATTAAACACGAACTAGAACCTATACCACATTTCAAAATGACGGATTATATCCGTGTCCCCGTTCACAAGAGTGGAGATGATTATATAGTGCATATTGGTAAAAAGAATAAGCGAATATATACTCTTTCCACTCTACCTTCTTTTATTACATCTAAACTTACCGTAGCAAATGTATTATCTAATAATACTATTTCTGATGAACAGTTAGACCCTAGTAAATTATTTATTTGTCATGAAGATGGCGGAGATCCTGACTTAGCATGGAAAGCAAGTGATAGTTATTATATAGTTATAATTCATCATAATGAATTTTTATCGTTGTTAGGACTAGGAGAAAATGACACCTGAAAAGAAAGTTAAAACAAGAGTTAAGAAACTATTAGATGAACTAGGTTGTTACCATTGTATGCCTGCAACGGGCGGATATGGTGCAAGCGGAATACCTGATATTATTGCATGTTATCAGGGTAAGTTTATAGGAATAGAATGTAAAGCCAACGGAAACAAACCTACCTTACTTCAATTAAAACACCTAAATGATATTAGCTTTGCGGGCGGACTTTCAATAGTCATTGACGAACATAATATAAATATGTTAGAATTATATATCACGGGTAAGCAAACCATTAATAAGTAACCTGACACCCTGTCAGGTAGAAAAGGAATAACGTGTCAGAAATTAAAAATGATATGGTAAATCACCCACCACATTATACGGCAGGTGGTATAGAAACCATTGACTTTATCAAAGCAAAGCTATCACCTAAAGAATACATAGGTTATCTACGAGGAAACATATTCAAATACAATTCTAGGATTGGCTTAAAAGATGATCCTATTCAAGATGCAGGTAAGATTGAATGGTATGCAAGGGAACTTAAAAAATATATTCAGGAGATTAAATCATGAGTGATGATATTTTTATGCGAGTGAAAAGACTTCTTGAGAATCATGTTGAGGTCTTAAATAAACATAGTATCGGTGATGATCACGCAACTGAAGCACAAGACATCATTGATGAATTAAATGTGTTGATTAAAAACAAGGCATTTATTGAACACTTAGAACACGAGATTGAAGAAGAGGAACGCAAGATGGTCAGCGATGACTTGGC